AATAGCTATACCATATGTCAATATCTAACATGGGGGGTAATATGGGGAAGAACGCTACACCGGCAAATATTAAAAAGTTATCAGGAACATTAAGAGCTGACAGAGTAAAAGAAGGAATTCAATTTGAATTAATTACCAAAATTCCAAAGCCTGAAATTTGGTTATCTGATAAGGGAAAAATTAATTTTAAGCATGTGGCAAAAATGCTGATTGACAAAAGTATGCTTTATAATTCTGATGTTCATTTGCTTGCTATCATGGCTGAAGAAATGGCAACTTATGAAATGTCATGCCGGGAGTTAAAAACAAAAACTGATTACATACAAAAAACACAATCAGGCTATGAACAACAATCTCCGTGGGTTGGCATTAGAAACCAAGCGCAAAAGAACGTTCGCGATATCGGGTCATTATTTGGATTAGATCCTTTGAGCCGTGAAAAATTTGGAGGTAATAAAATCAAAGAAGAAAAGAACCCATTTGAAAACCTATGAATTGGAAAAATAAAGCAGAGCAATATATCAATGATGTTCTTTCAGATAAAATACTGGTTAGTCGATTGACTAAAAAAACCTTTGAAAGACACGCAAATGATTTACAGGTAGCACATGAAAAAGGTTGGTACTTTGATTCAAGTGTTCCGGTTAAGGTAATGAAATTTTCTGCTTTGCTTAAACATACCAAAGGTTTGAAGTATGCAGGCAAACAATTTGTATTTGAGGATTGGCAGTGTGCAATTATTTACATCCTTTTTGGCTGGAAAAATGCAAATGGATTGCGCCGTTTCACTGAATCTTATGTGGAAATCTCAAAAAAAAATGGAAAAACAGCGTTTGCCGCCGTGCTTGCTGACTATCTTTTTATCATGGATGGTGAGCCAGGTGCCGAGGTTTATTGTGCAGCAACAAAAAAGGACCAGGCAAAGCAATGTTTTAACCAGGCGCGCGATTTTAGTGAAAAAAATCAGGCATTAAAAGACTTCTGCAAGCCGCGATTTGTAACCAATAATGTTTCAATTCCTTCAACTGGCTCGAAGATTGAACCCATTGGCCGCGATAGTTACGGACTTGACGGTATCAATCCGAGCGCCGCAATTATTGACGAATACCATGAATGGAAAAACAATGATGTCCGGGATAGTATTGAATCGGCCACTGTTTCGCGGTTGCAATCTTTGGTTTTCATTATCACAACTGCCGGGTATAATAAAGATTGGCCGTGTTTCAATTATCGAAAATTCATCATTGACATTCTAGAAGGTGTTAAAATTCAGGACAATGTTTTCGGGATAATTTATACGCTTGATCCTGAAGATGACTGGCGCGATGAAACCAACTGGCCGAAAGCTAATCCAAATTACAATATTTCGGTTGAAGTTGATAAAATGCGCCTCGCTTGCCAGAAAGCAATCAACAATGGCGGCTCCGATGAAGTCACTTTCAAGACTAAAAACCTAAATATATGGGTAGATGCTCCAACAGTTTGGATACCTGATGTGAAAGTTGCAGCCTGTAACCACGGAATTACCGACGAAATGCTGTCCGGAAAAGAATGTTACTCAGGTTTAGACCTTGCATCACATGTGGATTTAAACGCTTTGGCTCACTTTTTCCCGAACATTAACGGACATCCGGTGGCAAAATTATACTTCTGGGTGCCCGAAAGTAAAATTCAAGAGCATGGCGACCGGGTTGATTACCGATTGTGGCGCGAACAAGGCCATTTGTTTTCAACGCCCGGAGACCTGATTGATACGGATTGGATTGTTGACGGCATTCTCAATGTTACCAAAAAATACAAGTGTAAAGGGTTGGCATACGATCCGTACAAGGCCCACGGCGGTATCGTTCAGGGATTAATGAGGGGAGGAATTGAAAAGCTATTGGATGAATATATACAATCAAAACTGAATATGTCTGAGCCAACAAAAGAGCTTGAACGACTAGTAACAGGTGGTATAATTGACCTGATGGATAACCCTATCATGCGTTGGATGTTTCGAAATGTGGTAATTTATACCGATCCAAACGAAAATATCAAGCTCGATAAATCAAAAAGTCAGTTTAAAATTGACGGAGTTGTTGCCCTGGCAATGGCAATTGGTGAGTATATGAGCAAAACAGCCGGTAAAAAACAAGACATTAACAAGTGGGTACCCCGCTCAATTCCTTCATTATGATGTCAGAACGTTACATACAGATGATTGATAGACTTGGTTTTATCAATCTTTTTTGGGAAAAATGTAAATCAAACGAATACGCCCGGCACGAAGATGCTTATGAAGCTCTTGAAACTGAATACCTCGATTTTTTTGGATGTAGAAAATATAAAGACTTCAAAAGTTTTCGCCGCCGGAGGGATGAATAAATATTTTAAAATATCTGTTATTTAAATTTTACTTAATTAAAAACTATAAACTATGGGAGCTTTAAGATTAGTACAGGGTACCAAAAGAGATATAGAAGGTAAAAAAGACTATATCAATCATTTAATTTCATCAGTACCAAAAACAGGTGTTTATTTTTCTGATTTTATTGAGCAAACAGTTGCCAGAAAATCACGCAGAATGGGTGAAAATTACGGCAATGGCTACAAGACATTGATACAGCATTTAAACGGATTCGCGGAAAAATACGAAGCTGATATATTTACTAATAGCGTAGGCGAGGATTTTTTAGATGATTTTATACTTTATCTGGAAGAAAAAGACTTGCGCCAAACGTATATTTTAAACCTTATAACATTAGTAAAATAAATGGTATCAAAAGCCGGTAAATATGGCTATGCAGTTGATCAATCGTATGATGATGTAAATGTTGATAAGGAAGATCCGTTTGCCGTTTATTTGAGTACAAATGAGATTACCCGGATATACTATTTTAAGGGTTTAACTGCAAAGCAAGAAAGAATAAAAGATTTGTTTATTGTGGGTTGCCTTACTGCATTGCGATACAGCGACTATTCAACACTGACACGCGATAACTTCAGTAAGGAATATATTCACAAAATTACGAAGAAAACAGGGGCAAAGGTCACTATTCCGATACATGCTTATGTACGCGAAATCTTTGCAAAGTACGATGGCGAAATTTCGAGCGGTTTATCTATCCAACATTTCAACAGATACATTAAGAAAATTTGTAAAAAAGTAGGTTTTACAGATGAAATCAAATTTAACTATACCAAAGGCGGTAAGCTGGTTATCGAAACCCGCCAGAAATGGGAATTGATAAGCTCACATACTGCCCGGAGAAGTGCCGCCACCAATCTTTACGAATTGGGTCGCCTGAAAATATCTGAAATAATGAGCCTGACAGGACACAAAACAGAATCAAGTTTTCAGAAATATATCAAGACTTCCAGAGAAGATAAAGCGCGGCAAATTGCCGGGGATGCCTTTTTTAGAATCTGATTTTAATACATATAGAAAACCAATTTGAAACAAACAATTATGGTAAAAATATTTATAAGTTCATTTTTAGCAGGTTTTATCTGTTATTTAATTGGATACAAAAAAGGTAAAAAAGATGCGAAAAAGTATAAATACAAACATTCATTCGATGAATTGATATTCAAAAACAGATGGAACGAACCTATCTATTCAAGAAGCGGAACATGGACTATTTTAGGTGTTCATCAACACTGGTTTAGTTTTGACCAATATGATATTCGCTTTTGCTTTTTTGGCTTTGAACTGCATGTTTGGATGAAAAGAGAATCAATTAAACTTTAATCTTTATAAAAATGAAAACATTAGAAGAATCAGCAGTTATAGACTATCAAAATGATAGAAAAAAACCGGAGAAATACCAAATACCGGATAATTGTTTCATTGATTGGTATAAAAAGGGAGCAAAATAAGCTCAAAGATGGGTTTCAATTGATGAAGAAATGCCAGAAGAAACCGGATGGTTAAAAGCTCCATATTTAGCAAAGACAAAAAAGGAGTGTCACGTGGTAGGATTTACGCAGGGACATTTTCATCACTTTGGTGGTCTATGCCTAAAGCCAAATTATGTCACGCATTGGCGACTAATCGAGCGGTCTTAAACTGGACGCTAACGGCTGCGTATAAAAAACGTTGCCATTTTGAAACATAAATGTTAAACTTGAAAATAAACTTGATATGAAATACAAAGTTCAATTAACCGATGAATCAGGCAATGTTTTTTATACGATGTTAGCCGTAGTTCTTGTTCTGAAAAGACA